CCCGTGCCCACCGTGGGTACACACCCCGTGACCTCGACTGAAACACGTCGAACGTCATTTCAGTGAAGTTACCACAGTCGGCAGAGCGGTAGGCCTTCCCAACGGAAAACTTACCGCCCGACTCCTGCACCACTTGGGTGTAGGCGTCAGCCAGCTGTGGTACCCACCGGCCAACCAGGTCGTCACCGCCAATGGCGGTGCCGAACCAGGCGGACCGGCGGGCACGGAGTGTGCCTACCCGGGCGGCAGCATAATCCACCCAGAAAAGGTGGATTAGGCTCATGATGGGCCAGGTTGGACCTAGACCCATCAAGACCCCCCTGCAAGAACGCAGGGAGGAGCCGTCCGGGTAGCTGAGGTCCTGCGGGCCCGTAAGGGCCCGCAGGGCATCAGCCCACACGGTGGGCAGGCCCTCCCACCCCCCAATGATCCCCTCGACAACCGCTGACACCAAGTCAAGCGGCAGTCGGTCGGAGGCGGCGGTCAAGTCCGTGGACATGACCACCGTGCCACGGTGGTGAGTGGTCTTTCGCAAGACCTTCTCCACCGTGGCCCTCCGATCGCCTGAGAGGAAGCCGGCGCACCGCGGCTCTCTCCGGAGCCCCTTCAAAAGGGCTCTGTTGAGGACCGCGCCCGCCACGGCGACATAGGATGGCGGCGCCGTAATAACACGGCACTTCCATCCCCTCTCAGGCAAGGGGACCACGCTGTGGCGCGGGACGTGACCTCCACAAAGGGAGGCCGCGCCCCGCGCCGCAGCGGGGGGTCCCGAGATGAAGTCCGCCGGGGCCGAATGCCGAAAGGCAGACGGCCACGCGCGGGGGTGAAGATCACTCTTCACCTCCGCCACACGATCCACCGCCCCTATGTAGCGGTGGTGCCCCTCGGGGAAGTTGAGTCTCTCTCCTTCGGAGAGCGACATCAGCCACCCAGGGGCGAGTGTGCGGACCTCGTTGCGGAGACCCCCGCCCCTACGCGACGTCGAAGACGTCGCAGTAGGCGCGGAGGTCAGGAATTCGACGAGACCACGAAAGTGTTCTCGTGCGAACCCCTCGGCAAATTGCCGAGCCGCAACGAGCATCTCGGGGGGGGTGGTCACCTTCGTGGTGAGATCCGAAGCGTGCTGCGTTAGGGAACGCCGCACAACTTCGGAATCACCCTCGGGCAGTGCCCTACCGAGGTAGGACAACTGCTCGAGGTGCTTCCGCGACGCAAACCGAGAAGGCAAGCGTCGTAGGAAGCCACGAAGGTGCGCGCTCGGCTGGCTGTGTTCAATGACAACCAGCCGAGCGTGTGCAGCCGCAGTCTTCAGTTGTGACACCGCGTACCCCGTCCCCGAAAAGACGGCGACGCGCCAGACCCATAGGAAGGTCTGCCCAACGCGCAGGACGGTCTCTCGACCGGCCCGCTCGCGGGTGTCAAAACTACAGCCTGCGGCTGCAACCACCCCCAGGAGGGCCTCCCAGCAGAGGACCAAGGTCTTCTGCTGGGACGGGGCGAGCTCTGGGAGCTCAAGGGCCGCACTCACCTGACGGTGAGTGCGGGGCGGCACTCTGGACCCCCCCCCCTTTCGGGTGGGGGGGGTCCTGGTACGTGCTGCCTCGTACGCGGCCATCCACGGGGACCTCTGCCAAGGAGGTTCTCGCGGTGGTGTCATACGTGGC